ACTGTCGATGGATCAATACCGTACTTCGCGAATACGGATTTGATTTGTTCTTTTACGTTCGACATTTTTTGTTGGTTTGGGTATTATAGAAGAAAGCACGTTTTGTTACATGATGCTTTTGTACTATCTTAGCAGTATAATTAAATACTCACTATTATGAAAGTTGCAGAACAACCCTACACCAAAAAGATTAGCGCACGTTTAACTGATAAGCAGTATAAGATGCTTACAAAAAACGCGAAAGCAAACAAGATGAATATCGCTGAGTATATTCGCGCTTGTGTTCTATGATTATTTGATTTGAGGTTAAAAAAAGAAGGCCCACGTTTGGGCCTTTCTTTTTTACACTAAACCAAAACACTAAGTATTAACCACGAATTCTTGATACAATGTTGTCCAGTTCAAGCAGTAACTCTGCTTCATAATTCTTCACACCACTCATCGATACACCCACTTCATTAAAGAAGCCTTCGATGCTGTAGCCTTTAATATTACCTGCCTTCACATCTTCCCATACATGGTCTTCATCTACTTTAGTTCCGATAAACCATGTACCATCAGGAAGCTCAGGCAATCCTAGCTGAAGTGATTTATCCATCTTACCTTCTTTAATCCATGACTCAACAACAGTCACACCTGTTACAGGCATCTCATGCTGCAAGTTAGTTGTGTGTTGCAGATTTTTTTTAAAGAACTGATGAGCGATAGCACTAACTGTTGCCTTTTCAAAGTACACATAGTACGGATCACCCTTCTCATCATAACGCAGTATCTCTTTATCCGGAATCAGTGCAGGGCCATACAGCATCCTGCGCTCATCGTCCGCTTTAGCTAACTGCATTTTGCTTAACGCTATCCAATTCTCTTCGATAGCAGGTGAATCAACAAGGCCCATTGCGGTTATACCCAAACGGCCTTCTTCATCTATTACACATTTGACAATTTTACGCTTTTCCATTTTACAAATTTATATTTAATTATCCGATACGTGATAGGTCTTCTACTTTTTGTCGCACTTCTTGTTGACTTGCCACATCACCTGCAAGAACAAATGCGCGTGGCGTTACTTGCTCTGGTCTGTTCTGTAAGAACTGCGCAGCAAGTGGATTGAATTGTGCAGGTTGTGATCCACCACCGCCACCATCGAGTGCAGGTGGTGGTGTTTCATTTGTTGATGGTGTGGTGCTACCTTGAAACTGCTGCTTTGTAATTGCTGCTACGTTCGCAATACCAGCAGCAACCGCAGCACCGGCAGCGATATACGGTGCGGCAGGAAATAATACCGATACAGGATTTTTTTGAGTACTAACAAAAGCTGCTTGAGCACCTTCGTAAGTATCAATAGTAGCTTGAGCAATACTAATAGCTTTCTGTACTTTAAATGCTTTCTTTGCTCTTGCTTCATCTCCTTTAGAATATGATTCAGTAATTGATGCAATATTACCTAGTATGCCTTTTGCAAAATCTAATTTACCTTGCAACAATGCTTTTTCATCCGCAGCTTTTTTTTCTTGTTTTGCTTTGTCTTCGTCTGCATACTTGTCTTTAACAGCTTGTATCTCTGCTTCTGTTTGAGCATTAATAATTTTAATTAATTCAGCATCGCCTTGAGCAACTAATAACTTTGCTTGACCAGCAGCCGTTATTGCATCGATTTCTTTTTGCTGTGCGGATGTAGTTAAATCGTAACGTAATGCTTCCTGCTCATTTTTTAAACGCAATCTTTCTTCTTCATTCTTAGCTTCAGCGGCTAAACGATCATCAAAATATTTATTACTAATATCTTGTAATTCTTGCGCTTCAAGTATTTGTAATTGCTTTAGTTGTTCAGCATTATCTCCTGCTTCAGCGCGCAACTTTTGATATTTGAGTGATGTTGCTCTTAATTCTTTTTCCTCCGCACTTAATGATTCTTGATATTGTTGTTCTTTAAGTGCTGCAATTTCTTCATTTAACTTTTTTTCATCAGCAAGTTTTTTGTCGTTTGCTTCCTTATCATCTTGCTTATTTTTATCTCTCCTAGCTTTGTCTTTTGCATCTTGTTGATTCAGCAAACCATCACGCTGGTTGGTTAATTGACGAAGTGTTGCTTCACTTTCTTTAATAACCTTTTCACCTTCTTTTTTTGTTTGCTCAGGGTCAAATAGTGCTTTAGCAATGGTATCATTGACAGCATCAAAGCCTGCAGTTATTTGAGTAACATCTACTTTTTCTAATCCTAATCCTAACTTGTTAAGTAAATCAACTGCTCCATTGTAGAAATTAAAAAAGAACTCAGCAATCTTGCGCTGTGGTAGCGTAACAAAATCCAAAAAACCTTTAAGGTATTTATAGTTACGTTCGGCTGCTGCTATCTGCGCTTGTGCCTGAGTTTTGCTTGTCTCAACTACTATCTGCTGTTCAAGGATGGCAGCATTCAGCGCATCTACTTTAAGTTTAAGTATTTCCTCTTCACTTTTGCCTTGACGTTTTAACGATTCTTCTTGCTGTCCTATGATATCTACCTGCTCTTTGGCAAGTGAAGCACGTTCTTTTTGCTTATTTAAAGCCTCTTCTTCAGCACTACTTACACCATCGACTAAACTCAACAACTCTTTGCTATACACGATAGCCGCTGCTATGGCTGCACCTATTAAGAATATTGGATTAGTGAGTAAGGCTTTACCAACTGAAGCAAATGCACTGCCTATACCTTTGATGCCCTTGGCAATATCACCCGGCTTGATTTCGGTAATGTTTTGTGCAAGGAGTTTTGCCCCTTCAGCCGCACCTTCAAAATCTAGATTTGAAATACGCGATGTGACTAATCCTAGTGATCCACCAACACGCTCAAACGCACCACCTGCCTGTGTGCCTACTGCTTCTGCAGCATCACCTATCTTGTCTTTTAAATCTCCAGCCGCAGCCGCAAGTTCACGATACTTTGCACTATCAGGTTCTGTATTTGCCAACTGCGCTTGTAAATCACGCAGCTGTGCCTTCAGTGATTTAGTCGATGTACCAACTGATTCTTCAGCAGCGGCTACATTTTGAAATGACTGCGCACTACTATCAATGGCAGTGCTTGTCGCATTTATTTGAACATTTAAGTCTTTAAGATTTTGCTCACTTTCGGTAGTATCAATGATAAATGTTTGAACAATCGGTTGTGCCATTAGTAGATGAGGTTATAGATTAAGTAACAAAGTCCAAATACAAGCAATGCTCGCCAAGCATAGAGGGTAATATACCACATCACACGCTGCCACTTGCGTAGTGAATAGTTGTGCTGTTGCTTTGGTGCTATGCCCAACTGGATATAGCGCATTGAGTTTTTAATTGAGTCCATTATACAGATGTGTTTTGTTGGTAATGTATTGATGCAGTTACTATAAATGTTTCGGTTAATATGCCAAGTCCATTCACTTGCAAGTTGATGCGATGCTGTGCAGCATTAGCAGCTACATCGATATTGAATAGGTATGTATATGCTGTTCCATTAGTTTCATTCAATACAGTAACAGGTGTTGCATTGGCATTACCGCCTATCTTTTGCAATCCGAATGAGTATTGCCCTATGCAATAATCGCCTGTTCCGGTATCCAAGATGGTAGCATTCATCAAGCAACTCCACACAGTATCATTAGGCAGTTCAAGATATTCAGCTGCTATGCCTTCGATATCTAGGTTATAGATTTGACTATCTATCCATGCATCTTTGTAGTGCAATATCACAGTGCCGCTCTGTGCCCAACCCTTTTCAGTGTTGGCTGTGTTGCCTGAGCGATACCCACCACCCAAGTGAATACCGGGTAGATTGGTGTAGGTGTTTTTACCGAGCAGATTGCTACCTTGAACAGCTTTTGTTAGTTCCAACTTTGAGCCAACCGCAAGCATGTTATAGTTACCTGATTCAATAGTAATGTTCTCACCATTAATCACACTTGCAAACACGCTTCGATTCTGCACAGCCGCTGTTGTTGGCCTGCTTGCAGGTGACGTAGCATTGCCTGATACACCATTTGTTGGTCGTGTGCCTGTTGATGTGAATGCCCAGCATACTGCGTTTTCTTCGTCCCAATTATAACCATAGCGTGTGCAGCAATCTTGAGTAGGTAGCACAGCATCACCTGCACCATCTTCAAAGTTAACCTCACCATTCGTGCTAATGGATACAGGTGTAGCACTGCAATCTTCAGTATCTTCCAAAAACTTGAGCAGCTTAACCTGCGTACTCTCATTCATGCCCACCTTATAGTCATTAATTTCAAGTATGCGCCACCATGCATTCTGTATCCATATCTTATCACTGAATTGAAACGTGAGTATATCTTTCAAGTCTAACGCGAATGATGCTTCCATTAACCTAGCACTTGGCGAATACAACGCATTCATATAGGTGCGCCAATATTTATTAAATAGGTTAGCGTATGGGTTAGCAATGATGTTATAGGTGGGTACTTCAGGTGCCCAGTTCAAATCTTCATCATCTATATCCGCAATCACTTGGCTGTAATGGCTCAATACAGGTGTGGTGCTAACTGAAGGAAAGCCTGTATTGTCATTATATAACTGAATGTTTGCATCACCTGCGTGAAATAAACAGCGCATGCCTGGTGCAACGAATTCAAGTTGTGCATTAATAAACATCGGAAGCACTGTGTTGCTGCCATTCACCACACCACATGGAGTTGATTGCGTAACAAGCTGTATCTTTTGGTCACCTATTGCAAAGTCGCTAGGAGTGATTGCAGGATTAACCGTATAACCACTTACTTCATAATCACCATAAACCCGATTGACGTTTTTATAGACTTGACTAATCACATCTTCACCTGCTGTGTATGTGAATTGAAACTTTGCCTTTTGCAAATCCGCTGCGCTACTTATAACAATGTCTTTTGAAGTATCGAGCTTGCTTGTCCAGTCTAATTCATTGCCACTTCCGAGATAGTTGTTTTGTGGTACGATGTAGATTTTATTCGCATTCATCCTATCCGGCACGATGGCGCAGTTGTGCATCTTGATAACATCGGTGAGAAAGTCTATCTGCTTTGCATCCGGTGCATTCAAGTTGTAGAATATGGTTTGACCATATCGGAATTCAGTCTTAACAAGTTCAAAGATGGTGCTGTTGAAAGTACCATCTCCAGCATCTAAGGATATCACAGATGTTGCTGTCTGTGTTGACAATAATAATTGAACAGCACTACCTGCATCTATACCGATACGATACTGCACATCGATAGTGCCGCTTGTATTGATGAAGTAATTATCAATGAGTATGTCAACACCATCTATTCGCAATTTGACAAACACATTTGCTGAACCTGTTAAGTAGGCTAATACACGAAAAGTGTAGTAACCTGTTGTTGGTGTTGTATAAGTATAGGTTGCAGGGTTAAAGTCGTTGCCATTATCAAACACCTCTGTGTTTAATGGTATTGCTGTTGGTGTAATACCTAAAGGCACACTAGCACTGTTATAAACGCGAAAGAAATTGTCATTGAATGAATCGCTTCCTACTATTGCTTTGCTGTTTAGCCAAGGCATATAGTAGTTAGACAAGATTGTCAATAGTGATCCAGCGACAAGTTCAAAGCCAGCATCTGCAAATATCTGCTCAAGGATATAATCATAGCGTAAAGCAGGAGTGAGTTCAGCAGGATATACCGGGTTATCAAAGTCAAACAATCTTCTTGTGCCAACTTCACCTGCTTCGCTCCATAGTAAGCCACGTTCTAAGATGGTGAATATGCGCTCATTTGTGGGTGTTGTGACTGTATCGTAATCGATAGTCTCATTGAGCGTGGACAAATCAGTAATATCCGCAAGCTTCTTTTCACCGATGTTACGCACAAGGTCTGGTGTTTCAGCATAGAAGGCTAACTCTACTTCATTGATTCGGTTAAGCTGCTTGTATATCTTGCGCACACGCAAATACCCGGTAGCGATTGGCAGCGTATCAACACGTATTTCCGCAGGCAACTTATAGTGAAAGTAATCATCTGCACCTGCTTCATTGTTTACATCGAATAAAGCACCTAAAGCTAGTTGATTGTTTTCGCTATAAGGCACTCTAAACTCGCGACTGAATGCGCCTTGCGATGTGAAGTTATATAAGTCTTGAAATTTCCAATTTTGGCTTATGCTTTCATTCTCGAACAGGTCAATGTACTTCTGCTCTACTGAAGTTATTGTATAGGTTATCGTGCATCCATCATCTACAGGTACAACACCGCTATATTGTATAGCATTATCAATCGTAATCTCACATGTGTTCGCATCCCATCCGATAATGTTTGCTGTGCCGTTTACATCCGCATTAGGAACACTTAATACACCACCCACTAATGTAACTATAGATGGATCATTGCAAGGGAAAGGAGTAGATGTATTGCCGCTTAAAGTAAAGGTCGTTAATCCTGCAATATTAAAGGTAGATAAAGCACCACTATATGTTGCAGTATCAATGCCACCACTTGTTACTATTAAATGTACTTCTCCGTTCATATCATGTCCAGTATTGATTAGCGATGCGCATCTTAAGCGTTAGGTTGTACAACTTACCATCACGTGTTTTCTTTTCGGTATAGCTAGTATCATCTAAGTTAACAGGTATAGTTACAGCATTACCACCTTCTGTTGTTAACCATGTGACTTGATTACTCACAAGCAATGAGCGAAGAAATAAGAATTCGCCTTCACTGATGTAATCGCTAGTGATGGTTACCACTTGCTGAACTAAGTTTCTGCGCTCTTGCAGGCCACGATCATTTGCGCTGAATATTCCTACCGTACCATCAAACAATACCTTGCGATATTTTTTGCGCTCGATTTCATCGGTCGTTTCGGACTTCTTTATGAAGTTAAAGTAGTCCCATCCGCCACGCGAGTTAACCCAACCTAATCGCACGTTATCATAGCGGCAATCCTTTTGACCATATACTGCTGCGTTGTAAAAAGTATAAGTCTCACTCTTAGCTGTTGCACCATTGTAAATGGTAACAGTATAGAATCTCCAATTAGCAAACAGCGAAGGCTTCACCGTTAAGCCTGTCCACGCATTTAAGTTAGCCGGATATACAGGCAGTGCTTCGATATCATAACCGCTAAGTGAAATAGTCTGTGATGTAGGAGCGCCTGTGCTTGAGAAGATTTGAATTTTAAAACTATCGACTGCGTTATTACTTAAGTAAGCACTGTTGCCCGGTATGCATAGTAGGCCGTAGTCACTTTCGAATACAGGTATCCATAGCTTAGCAGATGCAGCACTCCATGTAGATGCTAGATAGTTATCATTCATGTACTCGAACCTATCACTCATTGCGTATGATGAAGTAGATGTGAGAGATTGCTTCACCTTTTGCACACCTGTTTCTACATCGGGCTTGTAGCCATTTATAACTTGAAAGTAGCCATTGATTGCAAGCATCTCCTCTGTTGATACTTCACTGCCTTCCGCTTCGGTTAAGATGCCACCTACTATCCACCACTCAGTTAGTGCTACTGATACGGTCTTTTTGCTTTCATCATCTTGCGTTGTATCTGTGCTAAAGTGATAATTGAGCGGCTCATAGTTACGCATGTCATCAAGCAAAGGCGCGATGTCAAAGTATAACCTACCATCAGGTGCAGCAGATACATAGAAGTTGTACACCTTCGCATCGATGGTAACCTCTACACCATACTTGAAACCTGTTTGTGCAGTCTCATCACTTGATGCAACTACCATTAGCTTTTGACCACGCAGTGCCCAATTATACGGCTGGTCTTCTATAGTTATAGCCATCTATTTTTTTCTTGTTCGTTTGTTCAACAATAATCTCGTTTCAATATCTTTAGCATACATAGCCATCAAAGGTGCTTTGTAATCTTCCCAAGTATCATTGATAGCATCACGATAGTAGTGTATGCCTTCAATACCATTCTTGCCAATGCTTTGTGCAATGGCATATGCTGCACTCTTAATTCTACTTTCAGTAGCCTTGACAAATTGCCCCTGATTATTGCGTAATTTAAGAGTACCTATTTTGATTTTATCGCGCAACCAATCTTCAATATACTCAGACTTTGGTGCTCGTGCACCGGGCCTTCTTCCCCACTCAATCACATCCGCGTATTGTCCTGCCTGTTCATTGTCAACTGTGAAGTCTAGCGTAGGCTTGCGATATCGGATGCGTAGCTTGTACACAAGTGAGTTAAGCAAGTGACCAGATGCAACACGATTAACCACCTTACCACGCACCCTTCGTTTGATGCGCAGATTCGACTTCGCACGTTCGACAACAGTTGCCGCATACTCATTCAATAACGCTTCGAATTCGCTCATTACAACACCTCCTCCCACTCAACTATGCTACCTGCTAGTATTGTTAATCCACCGATTGATGATGATCTACCACGAATGATTAAAGTACCATTTGCTGAAGCTTTAAAAATACCATCCGATGTTACCACACCATTGGCTAACGTAGTGTTTACTGTTGGCTGATTGTACGTAGTGTAGTTACCAACTGCGTTACTCGATGCACCACTAGGATAGGTGAAGCGATAGCGGTTGAATGTTACCGTTGGCCCATTGATAGCAACTGCACCTGTAGCTGTTTGAGTGATGGCTATAGTGCTACGCCATTTATACGTCTTGCCATTTGTTACAGCGAAACTAAAACCAGTTACATCTTCATAACCTGCTGTTCCTGTATTAGACCAATCCGCTGCAAGTATTACTGTGCCTAAGCCTAAATCCGTTTTAAGGTCAGCAAGTGATAATGCGCTTATGCTGTTATCTGCATTGATGCGGATGTAGCGTATCGCGCTAGGATTTGCAAGCGTAGCTAAGTTAGTACCTACTGTTGTTAAACCTATATTGTTTTGCTTACCATTAAAGGTTGACCAATCTGCGCTGCTAAGAAAGCCAGGTTGCAGCGCACTTGCCTTTTGACCATTGGTGTAGTCAAGTGAAATCACACCACTTGCACTATCAAAATCCGATGCAGTAAACGCCGCCGCTCCTTTTGTTGTTCCATCTGCAACAGCATCTGCTATCGATAGCGTTCTGTTAGCTGTCAAATCACCACCACCGCTCAAAGGTGAAGTGGTGCTAATGGTGCGTGCGTTTGTTACAGGTGTATATCCAAGTATGGCAGGAATCGAAGCAGGTTTCCAAAGATTCACTGCAGTATCGCGATACAGAATATCATTGTTAACCGCACCGCTAGACTGCACATCATGCAGCTCGTTCATCTCATAGCCATTCTGCACACGCACGTACATGCGACCTGCGTTACCTGCACTTGCTGTTGTTACTATACCTAAATAAACAAGGTGATTAGGTGCTGCAGGTTTGACGTTAGTAATTGAACCTGCTGTTGCACCTAAGTATATTGCATCTCCATCCGCAAAAGTGGATGTTGGCAGTGTGCTAAGATTGTCAAGCTGACCGGCTACTATGATAATACCCTTTTGATTTGGTGCTATCGAGGTTGATACTACCATACCAACTGTCTGTGCACTCGTTGCATCGCTAGTGTTGTACGCAAGCTTCACTGTCAATCGGTCGCCTGTACCACCAAAGGCATAAACAGGTTGTCCTTTTGTGATGGTAGTAGATGCTTCAGCATTTGTTACATAGGCAAACAAGCTATTTGGCGAAGTACCTATGCATTGAAACACTGCAAGTGTGCTGTTGTATATGCAAAGCATTTCTGCGCCGTCCCAAATATCGCCACCGATTAACGCTCCATCATTGTTGCGATAAAGCGGAATAGCACCGAGTGCATTGATGTTAAGTGTGCATCCTGTTGTGTTGCCATTCGAGAAGCGCACCAAGTAAGCATCGCCATCCGCGTATGATGCAACACCACTAATTGTTACAGCATAGGTATCTGTGCCGGATGCTGTGCCATGTTTAATGCCACCGCTTGGGAGTGTTTGTAACGCACCTGTACCATCAATGTACTGAGATGAAGTACCTGTAGCCGTTACTGCTAAAGTTCCCGATGTGGTAACTGGTGAACCTGTAACGCTGAATGCAGCAGGCATTGATAAGCCTACTGATGTAACCGAACCTCCCGCCGCAGGTGTAACGGCTTTCCATTTGCTTGAAGTGGAATCATACGTTAATACTTGTCCGTTGCTCGGAGTCGTAAGAGATACATCGGTTAACTTATCAAGCGAAAGTCCATTGATTACAACCCACGCTGTACCATCGTATTCTATTAATTGCCCTTTTTGAGTTCCTTTTATTAGGTCGTTTAAAGTAGCAGGTATATCGGGAAACGTTTTGAGTGCTCCTGTGCCGTCGATATATTGTAGGGCAGTTCCGTTAGCAGTAATTGAAAACGTACCACTTGTTGTTATAGGTGAACCGCTAACACTTAACGCAGCATTAGCAGGTGAAGGCAATGATAATGCTACACTAGTAACGCTCCCACCACCACCACCACCGCCTGTTGAATTGATGGTAACGCTGCCATCTCCATTGTCAACTATTGTGATGTTCGTACCATTGACTAAGTTGAGCAGCGATTGAACTTGATTGTTGACGCTATTAGTCTGAAGCAATATGCCAAAGCCTTCACCACTACCACCTGTACTCTCTCCACCTGTTGACCATATCGCAGGTATATCACAAGCTGACCAATCCCAAGGCACTTCCAATTTAATCGTGAAGGCAACACCTGTAACCGTGTTCTTTTGCTCTTCCATGAAAGGCTCGAACACTGGGTTATTAACGAGCTGAACATTGAATCCGAATAGCTGCAAGCCATTGCGTATTTCAGCTATCAAGTCTTGCCCTAACCTAACACAATCGCTTATCACTTCGCGTTGATATTCGGTCTTTACTTCCTTATCGCGTGGTATATCTGCGAAGATGATGTGAAAACCGAACTGCATTCCACCTTGCACCGGCTCGATAGTATCAGGTGTAACGTGCATGAATGGATATTCATCGTCCTGCATTTGGTCAGCCATATCGATTTGACCATGCGTAAATCGCTTAATCAAAAAGTGACCTGCAGCAAATGCTTCAAGGCGATTTATCAGGACGTTATAGCTATAGTTGTAACTCATCAATGTTGTCGTTTTCTCATTTCAACTTTCTGCACATACACGTAATCTGCTAGATACGTTAGGTGCGTGAACACTTCATATACTCCGCGCTCGGTTACAGCATCAAACTTTGTTATGTCACGATCTGCAAGCGACTCAATAATATGAAACCAACCATAAACAGCTAGGCCGTCTGGGGTTGTTCCTCCGTCATCTCCTTCACTATCTCCGTTATCTCCTTTGCCAAATAATCGAGGGAACTGCTGTATAGTTCGATTTCTAAACTCGAAAAAAAAACCAACGTGTTAAGCACATGGTCAAGCGTTAGCTGCTTCAAATCTTCCTCGTACTTGCGCTTCGCGTTGGTGTTGTATTTATCGATATCGTAATACTTACCGAACTTGGCTTTGATAGGGCGATATAGTATGCACATCATCTTGTGCGCAGCTTCACCATTTATCTTTCCATCCTTGTACAGATTGGTGCATGCGCTGTCTAAGTCTACATATTCACCAAAGGTCATTTCAGTTAGGTTAGGAATGAAGCCATATTCGGTTGCACCTATGCGCACCTTGCGTTCGAAGTTATCGCTGCCCAATTTTATAGCAGCATCAAAACGCATAATGATTTCATCAATCACTTGCGTTTGAAATTGGCGTATGCTTTCGCTGCTCTTGCCTGTGATGATATGCACTTGCTCAATCTTATCGACTGCGTTTTGATAGTCGATGTATTTCCCAAGGGTTACACCTGTAGCGTTAGCTGCTATTTGAACTTTAACTTTCATTGCCTCTGTTATTATTGTAGTTTTTGGTTTCTTTTTGTTACAAATCTGAATGCACCTGGATAACTACAGGTGCTTTTTCATCACCAGCGTGAGTTACTCTAGCTTGTTTGGGCTTGAAGTATTCGAGCAGCGCAGTGTAGTGTTTGATGTACTCTTCATCTTCCATCTCGTTCATAATGCGCATACACTTAGCCGCACCTTGCTGCGTGAACCATTCGCCTAACTCATTCCACATTTTGGTCTTTTCGCTTACTGCGCCTTGTGGCCTACCATTAGGATTGCCCGATTGTCCTTTTTCAAATGGCATATTGTTTTCTTTTGTTAGTTACAATTACTTCTGCTCATATTGGACGATGCACACCGCAATGCGTTGCTGTGCATCTGGATATTCACTTTGCATCTTAGCATCGCTCATGCAACGTGCTACAAATTCATTCTTTGTTTCTTCGGAGGTAGGTGTTGGTAATGGCATATGTTTAAGTAAATAGGATTGCACGTGTTAAGGTGCGTTCGTTTATCAGGTTGACTTGATCTAAATTGTTGTCATAGTGAATATCGATATCATATCGCTGCATGAACTTCCACTTGTCTTGTCCATTAGTGAACTTGATGCGCTTGCGTGGTATGCCTAAGCGTTCAGCTGTGGTATATACTGCGTTGTTATTGTCTTCGCGTGTACGTGCTGTGATTATCCACACTTCATGACCTGTCGCAATTTTCTCCGCAGCCAGCTCTTTGCCCTTAGTAGTTGATAGAGTACCATCATAGTCAAATGATATCTTAGTGAGTGCTAGTTGTATCTTCATTTTGTTTCGAGTTTACCTAGTTGTCTGCGGAATTCGTTAATCAAGTCACGTATGCACGATGCACACTGCGAAGGTTGTTGGTGCTTCTTAGTGACTTTGCTGAACCAATGATACAACAGTTGTACATCTTCCATCTCAAGCTTGTGCTTGCCATGAATTCTTTTTATGAACTCATCTAATGCTTGCACTTCTTCAGGTTTCCAATCAAGGCTGTGCCACTTGTGAGCTGGGCAGGATGTAAATCGGAACTTTGTCTTGATAGGCATAACACATCCGCATAACTTTATCTTCTCTCGGTAAAACGTGACGTTGTTTTCTTCAGGATCTACCTCACCACCTATGAGCAAAGTACCGCAGCTCTGTGTTATCGGCTTGAAAAATTTGCAGGTTTTACAAATGTTAAGCCTCTCTCGTTGAATGTGCAATGGCACGTTGAAGTTGAACATATTCGCGTATTCGTTTTAGCGCACGATGAATGCTTGTGCGTAGGTAATTATATGGAATGCCTGTATCGGCACTTAATTGCTTGTAGTCGAAATCGGGTTTGCTGTATAGGCGCAGCAGTATAGCATCGAATTCGTTTAACCGACCAATAGCATTGAACAGATATTCGCCATCTATGAATGCACCTATCCAAGTCTCATCTGTTTTCCCGTCATCAATGTTGCTGTCTATTATCACATCGTAATACTTGCGATACTTAACCGCGTAATCACTTCTATTGCTGTGCCACGATAGCCATAGCGCACGATTAACGTAGCTGCTTACCTTACCATTGCACACGATATCTTGCACATCTTCTTGCGGCCTATCCATTAGCCTGGCTAAAACCTCGTGCAGTAGATCACTACCCTTGCTTTTATCGTGCGCAAGCCCCGTAGCTTTTTGCAGCCACCCCTTGTAATTCTTATTTATCTCATAATCAATGCAATCCAAAATACCAAATGTTAAAATTGTTAATTTTTGGTGTAACTAATTGCACTTCGTATATATATTTGCACACAACAAAGATAACATAAAACACTATGATAACAACGCTAATTAATAACTACCCCGATTCACCTAATAACGATGGGTATGTACCATGCATTAACTGCGATTGGGCATTCAATTACTATGATGAAGTAAAAGCTGGATGCATTGACTTGATGCATCAGTGGAATGCTGCCAATGATGAAAGCGAAGCCGAACAAGATTGGAAAGTATTTATAGAAGAAGCCATTGACGAGCTGCGTGATAAGTCATACGTGAAATGCTCTTGCGATAATTGCTATTAATTTAAAACCCTCAATAACATGAACACTTTAGAAATCAAACACCGTGTACCGGTAACAGTTGAAACCAACAACATTGAACTGCCATTCTTCTTCAGCACAGGCAGGTATCTTAAAACATTCTTCTGCATGACAGAAGAGCGTACACTAATTACCATCTACGATTTGAATGGTAATTGGAGTGTATCTACACGCTCGTACAAAGATGATACGGAAGCTGCTGAACATCTCAAGAAGCAAATGGATCAAGACAATATGCTTCGCATCACTAGCGATGAATTCGAAGAGCAATTCACAAAGGCTCATCGTGATTTGTACTACGCATTAAATCACCATCTAAAACCGATAGAATGAAGAATAGTAAATTGAATCTATTAATTGAAAGTAGGGTAGGCAGTAAGCTTGCCCTACTTCGAGCGATGCAGCGTAGCAATACACCCATCGTACGGAAGACGCTATACAACTGGATGCACGATAGTGGAAGCATTAAGGTGAGCCAACTTGTTAACCTTGCAAAGGCATTAGACATGCCTGTAACTGAACTAGTCGAACACATAACCATTAAACACGAAGGCGATGAATAAAGGAATCAGTCTAAAACGGAACCAAAAAGTACCATCACGCGAAGATGTGCTCTTTATTACTAAGCATATCAACTCTATGCCCTATCATTCGATAGCAAAAGCATTAAACATTAATACGCACACGATGCTGAATTGGTGCAAGATGGTGTTTGACGTAGATCAAAAGGAGAAACGCTACCGAGCAATGGAGCAGCATCTTGATGAAATGGAGATGCTTGAGTCTTTTGATGAATCATTGCAAAGCGAATACGATGTACATAACATCAGGCGCATTGGGCCTGCTACCTATTACATCGTAAAGCGCAAAATAGTTAACGAGCTGCGCAGCTATTACATGGTAACTATTAACCATAGCACTAACTACCTGGTGAAGTTTGATACGCCTGTAAACCGGCACAGAATTGCATACTGTCCTATTGCATTAGGCTGCGATTATGAGGTAAACAGCATGAGCCATTGGGAATTCAACCAACTAGAAAGGCACCTACCTATTATAGAGGTTGAAGGTGATGAACAATATGTAGGTAAGTTTTGGTATGCAATCTCTAATCTTGTAGCTAATGAAGCATGATGAAAGCAAAATGCAGCAGCGATGTGTTGAGTGGTTTCGTTATTCGTTTCCGCGCACATTAATCGCTTCCTTCCCTAATGGAGTTTTTATCGGTGGCACTCCGGTGCAAAGAGCCAAACGCTGGAACATCCTTAAAGCCGAAGGAGCCATGCCTGGTATGCCTGACTTAATGATATGCATACCCTCAGGCCCATACCATGCGCTATTCATTGAGATGAAAACCGAGAAGGGAAAGCTTTCCGATATGCAAAAAATCGTTCACGCACAGCTAATCAATGCAGGATATTGCGTGAAAGTGTGCAGGTCATTTGATGAATTCACATTGACCATTAAAAATTATTTGGAAGTATAGGGGTAGCCGAAAACCTTACAGAGTAGGCAAATTAAAACCAATTTTATTTTATGTTATTATCTAAGAAAGAACTAAGTGTACCTACGTACCAAGTTCACACGACAACTGATTACTCAATGTTTAAAAGCATTGATGGCAATCGAAATGTAAATCTACTGCACATTAACCGATTGAAGAAAAGTATGCAGGAACACTATTTATTTACCGTAATTGTGGTAAATGAAAAGTATGAAATTATTGACGGACAACATCGCTTTCATGCCATTCGTGATTTAGGATTGCCATTGCATTACACAATGATACCTGGATATAGTTTATTACAGGTTCAAATTCTAAATGCTAATAGCAGTAATTGGAGTTCTCAAGATTATTTGCAGGCTTACTGCGATCTTGGTTATGAAGATTACATAACGCTTAGTGAATTTTTGCGTAAGTATAATTTAAACATAAGCATTGGCGCAAGTATTTTGATAGGCAACACTACTGGTCAAGGGGGAATGAAGGCCGGAGCTCCTTTTGAATTTTTCAAACATGGAACTTTAAAAGTTAGTGAGAAACAAGTTAGAGATGCGGAAAAATTTATGGATATGCTGTATCTTTTTGAGCCATACTTTAATGGATTCAAAAGCCGTTCATTTGTATTTGCATTGATGAAACTTAGCAATAATCCTGATTTTTCTATTACGGAACTTTTACAAAAAGTAAAAATTCAGCCATCAGCTTTGCAGTCATGTGTGCATGTCAATCAAATGATTTCATTGATTGAAGAAATCTACAATTACAAGCGTAGAGATAAAGTAAATCTGCGATTCTAATTTGGAATTGTCAAAGGGTTGTGTATATTTGCAACGCTACTTCGTAATGAAAAACATTTTAAATCCCATCACTGCCGTAATGCCATAGCACTTTCGTGCGCGGAGTAGCCTTTACGTGTAGTGGTGGGTATTTAGTTTTATGTCACAAAACAAGACTGGTATTTCTTTCTTTAATCCTTGGGGTGATGAACAACGCTGTTTGCTTTCTCATATCACAGAAGATGATAAGCTATTCATTCATTTGATACGCTATTATGATGATAAGATGAGTGCCGTATCTATTACATTAGATGCAAAGCAAGTCGAAAAACTTTATGCGCTGCTTAATTCATACCATGACCATTTAAAAGTACAGCATGAAAACGAACGGATATGATTTGTCGCGCAAGTGGTTTGATTTTGCCTTTGAACATTCGGAGGTAAAATGCCAGCACACTGCTTTGTTCATGTGGATTATTGAACTAAACAACCGGCTTGGATGGAAGGAGCAGTTTGGCATACCTACCAATGCGACAATGGAAGGTTTGCACATTGGTAACAAGCGCACCTACTTGGATGCACTTAGTGATTTAGCCAAATGGAATTTTATTCAAATCATAAGCGAATCTAAGAACCAGTATAGCAGTACAATAATATCAATATGCCGTAGCAAAAAAGCCACAGCACTGCATACGGCATTGGATACGGCATTGATACAGCATAGCAACGGCATTGAACACAGCAGTGCCCCTATAGATAAACAAAGAAACCAAGAAACAAAGAAACAAAGAAACAATAGTATAGCGTTTACACGCCCAACCGAAAATGAAGTTTATAATTTTATGGGTGAGTATTCAGTTCTAAAGCACATGCAGTGGACTGATGAAAAAATAAACACCGAGGCCGCGAAATTTTTTAACTACTACGAAGCCAATGGATGGAAGCAGGGCCGCAATCCGATGAAAGATTGGAAAGCTTCAGCACGTAATTGGATGGTAAATAATTCTAAATTTGACCAAAATCAAAAATCAAATACCTATGGAACAAAACCAAAGTTTGACAACGTTGCACACTATCAAAACGTGGCAGCCCAAATCGCAGCTGACTTTGCACGAGAGCGTGAAATGTAGTAAGATTAGTTCACTTCGTGCCATTGACAGAAACGAAACTAAGTTCAAAATATCAATGCTCATTGCCCGGTGCTGTGCAATGCTGAACATTGATAAGAACATGAACAATCAACAAATCAAATTTGCAGCTGAACACTTTGTCGAGCATCACTGGATATACTCACTTGAAGATATTCAGCTTTGTTTAGATCGTGGCGCGGCAGGTTTGTACGGGGCAATTTACAATCGACTAGACTTGTCGATACTGAATGAATGGGTACATAAGTTTGAACAAGAGCGCAACGCTCACATAACTGCAATGCGTAGCCAAGAGCAAAGAGGTGGCAATCTGTATGAAATCTTCAATCATCCTCAAATCAACCAAGCATTGCATGAGACAGTTGACCGATTGAAGCTGCAAGAAGCACCCAAGCCGGAAGCGAAGCGTGTGAGTAACTCACCATTTGAAAAGCAAATCATGGAAGAATACGATGCGTTACCCGAATGGAAGGAAAGCAAATGGTTTAAGGTTTATCAAAATAAGCCTTATCAGTTTACCGAATACCGAAAGCAGCGTTACATGGAAGAGATTGACAATCAAAAAGAGTATTGATATGAAAAAGCAAACAGCAGTAGAGTGGTTGCACTATCATCTTCTACATTTGATGCAAACTAAAGAATGGCGCAGCAAAGATTTGCACGTTGAAAAGTTCGATGAACTATTTATTGAAGCATTAGCAATGGAGAAGGAGCAGATTGTTGATGCGTACATAGATGGTGAGGATGATGATACTAATCGTCGCGTGTTAAAAAGGGCGGCTCAACAATACTACAACGAAACATACGGAGCTGACAAATGAAGCACTACGACATAGCCGAAGAAAACAAACTGCTGCGTCAGCTCTTTGTGTTAACAAGCAAACGAAGTATGCGCCCTTCTATGCAGGATAATATGGATATGCGCATTATCTTTGAGCAACTACATTTGCTAACTGACAAAGATGAATACAAGCTATGACAATAGGTGAGCTGTGGGATTACCTTGCAAAGTACCCGGATGATATGCCAGTCTATATTGGTTTCATTGATGGTCACAACGTGATACAAGAAGACTTCACCATAGCTGAAACAACCGCACTCGATGGCACAAAATCAATAGCATTGATGACAGAAGATATTGGAATCATTAATAATTAAAAACCAAATACAATGAGTAATTACACACACAAACCTGGCACTGGAGTGCTATTCAAAAACGACAAAAAGACTTCACCAAATCAACCTGATTGGTCAGGTGCAGGTGCTAATGAATCGGGCAAACCTATAAGGATTGCAGGTTGGACTAAAGAAGGAAAGAACGGAGTTAAATTTATTTCATGGACTATCAGTGAAATCAAAGAATCTGCTGCAAGTGAAGAACCACAACGTGGTAATGATTTGCCGTTCTAATGATTGAGTATCTACCGAAACAAAAGGAAGCACTGCGTGTGCTGGGTAATTCACACCCGGCACGTGTAGTGCTCTTCGGAGGAGCTGCAGGTGGATCAAAATCTTTCATCGGATGTGCATGGCAAATAAGCCGCAGGTTTAAGTATCCAGGCACGAGAGGGTTGATAGGTAGAAGTAAACTTGATACGTTAAAAAAAACTACGCTGAAAACATTCTTTGAGGTAGCAGGTATGTTAGGTCTTGCACCTAATGAACACTACACCATCAATAACCAAACGCACGTAATTACTTTCAACAACGGAAGTGAAATAATCCTTAAAGACCTATTTGCATATCCATCGGATGCGGAGTTCCATAGCTTAGGCGGGTTAGAATTAACAGATGCCTACGTTGACGAGGCAGCACAAGTGAGCAAACGTGCAATAGATATACTGCAGTCTCGTATCCGTTTTAAGTTACGCGAATATGATTTGCCACCGAAGATGCTGCTCACTTGCAATCCGTCCAAAGGATGGCTCTATAATGAGTTTTACGCACCATTCAAGATGGATAATCTAGCACAACATCTTGCATTCATACCATCGCTTCCTACCGATAACCCACACCTACCTGAAACCTATATCGAAACTCTCGAGCGATTGCCCGAAATAGATAGGCGAAGGCTGTTGTATGGCGATTGGGAATACGATGAAAGCGTAGATAATCTTTATCAGTATGATGACTTAGTGCGCTGCTTCCGGGAAGAAGAAAGCAAAGGAGAAAAATATATTAGTGCGGATATAGCACGACTAGGAAAGGACCGCAGTGTGATATGCGTGTGGCAAGGCTTGCATTTAATCGAGATACACGAGCTGCGAAAGCAACCCATCACTACAGTAGTTAGCATCATTCGCCAACTATGCGATAGGCATCACATCAAATTGAGCAATGTGATCTGTGATGAAGATGGGGTAGGAGGGGGAGCGGTTGACCATCTTCGTTGCAGGGGCTTTCTTAATGGTGGGCGTGCTAAGCAAGCAGATAAGTTTACTAATCAAAAAGCAGAATGCTACTTCAAGTTAGCCGAACTGATAGAGCAGAACAAAGTTATCTTTAAAGTCAACGCTTTTCGCGATGTGATTATACAAGAACTAGATATGATACGCAGAAGGCAACCGGATGCAGACGCAAAGCTGTCGGTTATATCGAAAGAGGAGATTGCCCGGATGCATGGCAAGTCTCCTGACTACGCTGATGCCATCATGATGCGTATGTACTTTGAACTATTCCCCAATTACGGCAGCTATTCGTGGGCCTGAGCTGGTTACAATCTGTAACCGATTCAATCTAACTTACTGATTATCAATACTGCATTTGTTAAAAATTGTTAAAATTGCATACTGCCTATTGTGTGTGTAAAAAGTTACCATATCTTTGGCCTATCAATAACAACAAAAACACAAAGCAATGACACACACAATTGAAGTATCAAAAGGATTTGAAGTAGTAGTAAACATTTATACTGACTGCGTTATAACTACTGTTAACTATCTTGGCACTACACGCAAGAACTCATATGAGAATATTCAAGATTTGATTAACAATACAACCATTGGTAAAGTAGCAGAATTTTTCAAATCACTTTAATCAAACGAGGGGCGCGACTCACCAACGCGCATCTAAAATTTAAAACACAATAACATGAAAGCAAGTAAAGTAATCAAGTACATCGTTTGGGCAGTAATCATTCTAGCTGTTCTTAGCTATTGTCAAGAATTAAACGATTGTTTAGCCAAGTATTAACCTATTAAATCAATAATCACATGAACAATTCTTTTCACAAAGACAACCTCGAAGCGTTGCAAAAGTTTCAGCAAATGCTTAACGCATCGCCTGACCAAGTCGGTATCGAATCCACACCAGATGGCAAGGCACGTACGCTCGTTATTAGCCATGTCGAAACTACACTAGACGAAATGTTCTTTGGGCATTGGCGCACCGAGAACTTTAAGTGGGAGCGCATGGCGAATGAAGTAGTAGGCAGTATTGACCTGATAGTGATCCATCCGATAAGCGGCTATGAGATACGCAGAAGTGGTGCAGCATCCATTGTTATTATGGTTGACAAAGCACCGCAGAATATTCAAGGCACAGAGCGTAACCGATGGGCATTGAATGCAGAAAACAAAAAGTCGAATGCACTTGACCTGGCATTCCCAAAGCTGAAAACAGAATGCATAAAGAATGCTGCTGTATCATTAGGTAAGTTATTTGGCCGCGACCTTAACCGCAATAACATTGACATCTACAAGCCTTTCAACCTAAAGGGTAAGCTTGCACCAGTCAACAAAGACTTGCAGTACTTGAGTGAACTAATCGATAAGGCACAGAGCGCAGATGATTGTGATATCATTATGCAAGCATGCCCGGATGAACATCTTGAAAAGGTGCAAGAGTTAATAGCTGTTAAAAAGCACCAATTGTCTTTGGTAAAGTAATATATTAGCCACCACAATAACACACACAATGGAACAAGTAAAATTTAGAGCATCGCAGCTGGGTAAGCTAATGACCGATGCACGCACCAAAAGCGGCCTATCCGAAACCACCAAGAGCGCATTACTTGAAATCTATATACAGCAGAAGTACAAGCGTTACAAAGACATCAGCAACAAGTACATTGAGAAAGGTGTAGCAGTTGAGAATGATGCCATTGATATGTGGCGCAGGGAACGCAATGCTATTGTATTCAAAAACGAGGTTAACTTTCAAAACGATTTCATAACCGGCACACCTGATTTGCTTATCAAAGATGGTGGTGCAGTTGTCAATGTACCTGATATCAAAAGCAGTTGGGACATTCACACCTTCATCGATGCTAAGCTAAATGATATTAGCAAGGATTACTATTGGCAAGGTCAAGCATACTGCTGGCTAACAGGTGCGCCCAAAGCTACGTTTTGCTTTGTGCTAGTTAACGCACCATCACAGATGATAGATAGTGAGAAGTATCGACTATCCTTACGCATGAATCTTATTGATCCACAAGGCAACGAGGAATTTATTAAGAAGGCACAGCGCATTGAAAAGAACATGATATACGATATGCCTACATACATAGCAGAAAACCCACACGCTAACCTTGAAAGCGACCTTAGCGAATGGTGCTATGATATACCAGTGCAGGAGCGCATCCATGAAAAGGTAGTTGAGTTTGATGAAGCAGCTATCGCAAAGCTTCAAGAGCGTGTTCCGATGTGGAGAGAATACTTAAATACTTTGAACGTATGAGGCACAAATGGATGAACGCACATGATTTGGAACATGAAAATAATGAAGCCAAATCAATATGTGAAAGGTGTGGGCTTATGAGATTACGATTAAGCTATTTAAGAGGAGAAGAAAATGTTATTTACTATCATCCAACCTTGCCAAAACTAACTACATATAAAGCACCTAAATGTAAAGCACTATGAAAGAACAATCAGCAGTTGAATTTTTATTCAAAGAAATCTATGGTGACACTGGTTATATTGGTTCCTATACCATTGAAGGCAGTGATGCATTTACAGCATTGAAAGCAGCGAAGAAAATCTTTCGCAAACAAATTGAAGATGCATACAATGCGGGTATGAAAATAGATGGTTATCATTACAACGCACCATGTGGAGATGTTTATTTTGAAATAACCTTTAAGCCATGACCACCGAACAACTCAAAGACCATGTGCGCAATTCAACGCAGCACTACTACAACAAAGAGCAGGTAATTGAACTAATCAATAAGCTAAACAATGAAGGCAAAAGACAAAGCATGGCAACTGTACTCGAATTATTTTGATATAGTCGAAGGCGAAGAGCAACAAGGCCAACTAGCAGTAGTGCATATGAAAGCAATCAACTGCGCACTCTATTGCGTAGATGAAGCATTGATTAATGCACCTACCGACATCATGCAAGACTTCGATGGCACCGGTGAATACTACAGCGTTAAAGCTTACTACCATCATGTCAAAAATGAAATACTAAGATTGAATGGGAAAACACAGAAAGAACTGGACGCTAGAGCAGCTCAAAGAGGAGCGACTAAGATTGCTTAACGCATTTGTCGATGCGAAGACTATGTACATTAAAAACAATCTGCATCACAAAATCAAATCAGTTAACCGCGAATTATTTACCATAACTAAAGAAACAAAGTACCTATGATAATAGCCGCACTCATTATTGCCGTACCGCTATGGATAGCTGCACTGGCTTTACGTGATCTATACAACCAAATTAAAAAACAAGATGACAACAGTTAAAAAAGAAACAGCCATACGTAGGCTGAACAAAGCTTTACGCAAACGCTTTCAAGGCGCATCGATAAACATATCGTGGGCAGAGATGGATAACTTCTTTTTGAAGTCAGCGCAAATGATTGAAATGAATCACATCCATGATGCTTATAATGAAGGCTACACAGATTGCAAAGCAGGATTACCAAACAAAACACAAATAGAAGATGGACAAGATTAGACGCGTGTTAACTCTTATGGTTCAAATGCAGCAACGTGATATGCCAGTACATGTTATAGCTAAAGAACTCATGGTAACCGAACGCACAGCATACCGTTATCTGCGCTTATTTAAAGACATCGGAATCAAAGTAGACCAAAACATTTATGGTGCATACACCATACAACCGACAACAATCAAGAAACGCAAAGCAAAAAGAAATGAAAGCAACACTAACCTTTAATTTACCTAAAGATGCATACGCATACGAGTACACGCTGAACGCTGCCCGGTATCGCGATGCACTCAAAGAGATAATGCACATGATGCGCCATGAATGGAAGTATGGTGAGCATAGCCATGAAGTAAGCGAAAAGATTGCAGAGCTTTATGATAGATGTGGTGAAATAACTGAAGGCTTGTTAGATGAATAGATTCTTAATTCTTAGCAGCGGGCGTATCATTGCTGCACCTTGCGATAGCCTTGCTGCCAAAGGAACCTACCCAGTGCCTCACCTTCCGCATCAACCTTCTCCTCACTCCACTCCGGTTGAATGTGGTGAAGATACTCGTGAACAAGCACGATTAGATAACGCATAGGTGGTAGCGTTGGATCTATCTCAATGATGTTGTCACAGTATAAGCCATCCGCACGCTCACGACCTAACTTGCGATGTATTACTTTCGGTTGCTTTTTACGTGCCATGAGTTATATTTGCAGCTCTATTCATTTTGTGTGATATGTTATTGCAAGGAGCCTCCAAACGTGGGGGCTTTTTGTTTAACGTATCTTGCCGTTGACTATTCGGTAATTGCTTACCTCAAAATCACCTGAGTCCATCACACGTACGTGAGCAAATCCATGATGGTGTTTGTTTATTGGTAGGTAATCAGGATGCAGTTCGCACAGACAAGCCACACTCCAACAAGTAGTAATCTTACCATTGATGTTAGGCTCTGTATGTTCACTTGCTTGATGGTGATGACCGCACAGCGCATTGGCTTTTGCACGCAGGAACAAACCACGAGCGATGTTGACCGGGCTGAATACCGATGCACCTAGTTCGTGCCCATGCAAGATTGTCAAGTTACCTGCATGGATTACTTGCTTATCCGGAATGAACGTGATGTTGAGCTTATCCAAGTGCATCAAACTCTCAAAGCTGAACTCATCCATACCTAATAAATCAGGTGCATTGCGCATGATGTAATGGTCATAACGCACATCGTGATTTCCACACTTGTAATATATCGCAGCATTCGGGAATAGCTTGCGTAATGTGGTCAAGAACTGCCTAGTCATTAAGACCTCATGCCCGAAGTTACGTTTACGAGGGTCTTTCTCAAAGCGACTAATAGCATAGAAGTCTATGATATCGCCATTCAGCAGTATGGTATTCACATCATTCTCCATTCCATACTTAAGAGCCAGCGTTAATGCCTGGATATTGTGGAATGGTACGTGAATATCCGACAGCAAAAGGATATTGTTATGATTAATCGGTAGCTTGAATGGCTTGTAATCGCTCTCCTGTGAAGGCGGCAGGTCAAGTGGGTTCGAATGCTGTGGCAATAGCTCGTCTATAAGCGTATTAAAGCCTTCAATTTTGTCGTCTAATTTGTGTAATGCACCATTGTGATTCTTTACGATAGTTGTGCGCTCTATTCGATTGATTTGCTTCCATCGCAAATACATCCGACGAAGGCTGTGCTCTTTATGTGGCAGGTTAAAATGCGCAATAGCTGCTGCTACAGCTTGATTGATTGAGCCATTGTACGCACGTATGAACTCATACACTGCTGCATTGTCTTTAGAATAAGGATTCATCGGAGTCGGTTTCTGTGTCATCATCATCGCTATCCGACTCATCACTTGCCGCTAACTTGTCAATGATGCTAACTGTAAAAAATGTTTTTACCCCATCTATCATTCTCCTAATACTATCATCAATGCGCTTCGCACTTTCATCAAGCGTGCGCTTTACTACATAGTACTCATATACTAAGTAAATGATTAAGCCTATTGGTAGCAATAGCAAAAGAATCATTTTTCAACCACATCTGGTTTCTTGAATAGCTTAATAATAAATTTGAAGAAAGCCACACCTGCACCTAAGTATGCGCACAACTTTGCGAACTCTATGAATACAGGTGGTATATGCATGGTGTTGATATCTATGCCTTCAAACATAGTACCCATCATAAGGTAACCGCTTGATTTTAGGAAAGCTTCACCTGGTCTTGATAGGTCGATGTCTGTTGGATCAAAGTTGAAGTGCATTTTATTACGGTACGATTAAAGTCCAGTACACCGTATAAGTAGCAACGGCAACTGTAGTTATAGTTGTTAAAGTATTCAGTAAGACCAAACGTCTATTGCGCTTTTTAAGGTCGCTTATTTGACCATCTTTCTCATTCGCTATTGCTTCCTCGATTGCGCTTTTGTTCTTATAAATTTGCTGAAGCGTCTCATAGTTGTTAGCTTGAATGCCTGTTATCTTAGAATAGAAGTGAGTCTTCTGCTTCTCCATTTGGTACAGCGAATCAATCTGCTTAGATGTGTTATACCAATAAAGCATACTATGGTAATTGAGACTTGAAAGCTTGAGATCGTAAGTCGTAAGTAATGCCGTAGAATCCTTGCTTGTATAGGCTATCGGAGCTGTTGAGTGTTGAGCGATAGAGACTATCGGCAACAGCAGCAGAACTATATACGATATTGTAAACTTCATTCTTGTAAATCTTAGTTGTTACCGATTGCTTTTCTATAATCGTATCACGTACAGCATTCAATGAATCAATCTTAGCGTAGAGCAATTCTACTTTATGATTGTTGTCATCTATGATATAGTAGAGAGAATCGTTAATTGTTTCAAGTCTATCAACAGCCGGGTTGCTTTTTTCATTGCAACTATTAATGCCTGTAATGCTGCACACTAGCACTATGGCTATTATCGCGAACAAGTAAGTAATCCTTGTCAGTTGCTTTTTTTCCATCGTGTAATGTGTATGTTTTTAGTCAATGGTCTAATCTTTACACATACTGCATCGCCTGTTCGCGAATCGCGTGTACCACCTGCATTAGTATTGCCTTCAATGCATCGCACACTATGTTCATTCACCTTGTCAACTATGCCAGTATGACCAATGCCTTTGTACCTATTGCTACCTTTGAATTGATTGTAGCTTAAAGTCATTACTAGCACATCACTTGCACTATGCGTTTGCTGCATTTTGCCATCGGTATAGATCACATCTTTTTTGTTGTACGCAGTAGGTGACCAACCTGTGATGGTGTTAGGCACATTGCACTTGTCAAGTACAGCCATAACAAAGAAAGAACACCACGCATAACCGGGCAACCAACCCTGCGCAGCCATTGCTTGCTGCATAGGCTTATCACTAAAGCCATTATTGTTACCGCCTACTTCATGCACACCCACATAGCTTTGCGCTGTTTGCCTTACGCAGTAACCGTCATTAGCAGGTACAGAACAAAAAGAAACGCAGCAAAGTAGAATGCATATAAGAGCAGGTACAAGACAACCTTTTGCCATGTGGTTAGATAGGTGTTTAATTCGTATTTAATCTCCTTATCATATACGGCCTTTTGCAGGGCACTAAAATTGAAGCGAATGCCTAAGAACGTAACAAGATTACCACACACCATAATGAGTGCGGCTAATGCGATGTATTGCACGTATTCGGTGCTAATGAGTGCATCACCGAAATAGTGAAAGCTAATGAAGCCTGATACTGCAAACAGCAGGAATGCTAATGGTGCGCTCCAAATGCCATCGAATAACTTAGCATAGTACAATGCTTTCTTAAGCACGTTACTTTTTGTCACGATTTCTTTCTTCTTTGTTGCCATTGCGTAATTTTAATTGTAGTTCACGCTCGTATTTACGTAAACGCTCTGTGTACTCTTGTCTTAACGTCTTCTTTTCAGCTATCATGGTATGCGATTAATGATGTTGCGTGAATAGGTAGGGCGATAACTTGTGCTGGTATTGCCCGAAGAGAATTGATAATTCAAGGTGTTAGTGACATCAGTGCGCGGAGATACGTCAGGCCAACTGTTGCTGCTGTATTCGGGAAAGAGAGACGAGTTATGGCAGAGATAATCCACTAACCGAGTAGTGTAATGCTCTGCATTTTGCCTTGCCCGGTCAATCATGTCCTTCATCACTGCATCGGAGATAGGCACAGTGTCTTCGCTTTGACGTTGCACTAGCGTTCCGTTGTCCATTCGGTAGCAAAGGTTCGGAGTAACATCTACAAGCACCCACCAGAGCAGCATCTTTTGCACGTAATCTTCAAGCAGTATCAAGTAATCACCACTAACTGTGTTTGCAGCGATATCAGTCTTAAGCTTGTTCATCAAATCAGTGCCCAAGAATGGAGTTAACCACTTGTCCTGCGCTAAGTAGATAGATGGGTAGAGCAGATTTGGATCAACACTACCGTTAATCGTGCTGTATTTTTTAATGTATGTTTCGGATATGAAAAGTACTTCAGCCATAGTTGTAATTATTGATTTCCGTAAATAGGGTTAGTTGGAAGAAAGCCATTATAAGGCATATCAGTTGGAAGCTTTGCCACTAATGAATTGTTGCGCACCTTATATCCCATACGTTCAGCCATTGCCACAGCAATTCTTCGTGCATCAGGGTCATTCGGGTTAATCTTAGCACCATTTGCATCTACATACACACGCTTCTCCCAAAAGTGTTGGCAGTTACCACCGCCTTTGTAGCTCCATACATCATAAGTATCTGCACCTTCAGGTCCCCATCCAGGGTTAACAGCGACATTCTCCATTGCCACTATATCTTCTTTCCGATAAAGCTTACCCGCTTCAAGCATCTTCTTACAGAATGGACGCATATTATCGTGCCTAAAGTCACCTGCATAAACGTAACGAGTAATAAAATATTTGCCATCAATAATAGCATCTTGCTCACTCTTTGCCGCTGGTCTTGCTGCACCTGTACGCACTGCAAACTCGTGCTCAATCTCTTCATCTGCGTTATAGGCATCAATCAATAACCAATCTTCGGTAGCATCTTCACCTAGTGCAATTAATGCACTAGCCACTTCACTATCCTCTACTTTTTTTTTTAACTCAACACTTGATTGAATCACTTCAGTTGGCTGTAAGCTACCAGGTACTACTTGTGCAAATATTGCACTAACCACATCTGCAGGTAATGTTGGGAATGCTGCACCAACAATCGCCTGTGCACTAGATACAGGCAATGCACCTGCAGCACTTTGCATTACGATGTCAACAAGCGAAGCAATCTGCGCACCATTCAATGCCGTAGCAGCAACATCCGTAGTAGTGCCTGTTGCATTCGCATCGGTTACTACAGATGTTTGTTCTGCTACAAGTGGAGTATTTGGTACAATCTCAAAGCTAACACCCGGCATTTGATTGCTCAACAGCTCGGTAATACTTTGATTAATCTTTTGTTGATATGGCTCAATCACTTGCTTATTGAATATCTCAAGACCTGTTGCCATCTCATCTTTGTTGCTACCAAAGCCTGATGTTTCGCGAATACCAAATAGCAATGGAGTAGTTACACGATGCGCAGTGATTATCTTCTGCTGCGCTGTATCATTCATTAACTGATACTGCTTGTCTGCATCATTAACCGGGAAGGGAGTGATTTCAGTTTTAGGTTGATCGCGCTCGTTAAAAAACATCACAACCTTACCCGCATTCCGAGCACCACTCATCTTATTCTCCCAGTCCATCATCATCTGCTGCTTCTGCTCAGGTGTTGCCTGACCATTGTAGAAGTTGATAATGGTAGAAGGGAATAGGCCGTTGCTTATTTGGTTGATATGGAATATCGATATCTGCTTGTCTAGCTCAATATAGTTGATAGCACTCCAGTAATCAGGGCGCGGATACACATCGCTGCCTGTGTAAGTGAAGCACCAATATATTTGTCGCGGCTCTTGTTCGCGTGATAAGTAATTGTATTTGGGTATGAATTCAGGTGTGTTCTTTTTCTTGCGAATGTTTGACCAATCGTAGCTGTGATAAACACCTATCTCACTTTCATCTTCTTGATTGATAGCTATACGGCACTCTTCAAATGGCAAAGCATTCAGCTTTGATATAACCGTTCTATCATTGCTCCAAATCACTTCGATGAAGAAACCACCAAACAACTTCAAGTCATGCGCACACGCATAGGTTAACTCATCAATTTTGAGTGCATCTAATTCAGCTTGATATTGCTCCGACTGGATACCCTTACCTGCAATCATATCACCGATTGCTACCACTAAGCTACCATGTACAGGTGATTCGTGCGATAGGTCGCGCAAGTATTCGGGGAAATCATTCTCCTCGCCATAGTTAACCCAACCTTTTCTATCTACTTTTTCAGCATCGCTCTTTGCTACGTATTCCGAAAGCTTTAGCGATACGATATTTGATTCTTTATGCTCCATAGATTATGTCATTAGGTATAATATCAGTAGGCACATCATACCATTGGTCATTTGATTTTAGTACAGCATATCCACGCTCAAGCAATCCTACTACGGATGCATCATCTGGATCTGTATTGCTGTTTGAATTTTGTCCATACACTTCGTAACGATACCTGCCCGGCAAAGTTAGTGTAATAGTAGTTACGAGTAACTGCGTAATGCGCACCGATTCGCTAACAATCGTAGGCACTTGTGCTAAGTATGTACCTGTTGTGCTGTTCTCTTCGTGAGTAAGCACTAGCAAGTAGTCAGTATATGCAGTAGAAAAATACTGTCTTGCCTCATCAAGTGATAAAAACACTTGTTGGTTTGACGTATTGGTGTTTAAATATATCATGCTTGCTTAAATTAAAAGGGCAAGTTACGAATAACCTGCCCCTTTCACAATCAATAACAGAACACAATTAGAAACCAAAACCCTTAGTAAGCGGGGCTTACAGTAATACCTGCGAAGTTGTCGAAAGGTACTGCTGTAAATGGCTCAAGGTGTACAGCTGGAGTGAGTTCTTCAGCAATAGCTGTAACTTGGTAACCCATCAAGTCCGCTTTCTGCGCACCTGATTGAACAGTACCTGCAGTCAACTGCGCACCTTCACCTGCACCGAGCAACAAGATTTGGTCATCATTCGTGCGTACGAATACAATCATCTTTGCTTTAGCAACATTCAAGAACTCGTTACGCATTTCCTGATTCAACTTACCGAAAGTCCATTGAACTTCCTGAGAGAAAAACAAAGTACCTGTTTCAAGATTCTTTTGTACAGTCTCAACGTAAGAGCCGCTGTTGCGGAATGGAACGTAACGATAGATGGTTGCAGTTGGCAATCCATCAACCTCACCATCAGGGCCACCGTAAGTGATACCGGATGTGAAGTCATCGTAGTTAGCAATCAAAATTTCTTTAACACCACCGATGCCTTCTAAGCAACCGAGTGTAAAGCCTTGAGTTAATTCACAAGCCATATTTTATATAGTTTTATAAGGGGGCTTTTACACCCCCTTGTTTAATTAAAGATTATCCCCAATACACGATGTCTTCAGCAACGCAGATCTGCGCTCCGAGGTAGAAACGTGCACCGTAACGTACGTTCTGTGAACCATCGAGATTCTGCATATCCAAAATGAACACTTCGTTCATTTGGTTTTCCTGCCAAGTACCAAGCATCAAGTTTGACTTCTGTGAGAAAATCAAGAAGTTGTCACTCATACCTGGACATACTGCGATTTCGTACATACCGACGAAACGCTTCTGTACTTCTGGGCCTGCAGTTTGATACCATCCGTTACCATCAGCAATTTGAGCTTTCATGTAAGCTTCCCATGCAACTTGGCCCATGTAGATAGTTGGCTTTTCAGCAGCACCTTTAACACCGGTAGATTGGCCATCAATCAAATCCCAAATAGCACCGATGATAGTAGTATCATCCAAAGTACCTGAACCAACTGAAGTGGCAGCAGAAGCAGCAATCAAAGTTTCAAATCCATCGTACTGACCAGCTGTTGCATTAACACCTGACCACATGATTTTTTCATTGTTAGCAGCGATACCACTTACCAAACGCTCAACGATAGCATCTTGGATTTGTGTGCTTACACGACCGCTCATAACATCAGCAGTTGACCAATCAGTGAAGAAGTCTTTCTTACAGATTTGACGCTGTACTTGGAACTCTTCCAAAGTCAAGATACGCTCAGTCAAAGTGATAGTACCTGTTGGGGTAAAGTCACAAGTACCTGCAGCAAATGATACAGTATCGTCGATTTTACGAACTACTGACTTGTAAGGAACATTAGGTTTGAATGTAACGTACTGAGTAGATACATTGCTCATTAACGCTTTCGCGCAGATTTCACCAGCTAATTCACCTGCATAGGTGGTGGTGAGTGAAGTTGTTGTTGGCATAACTTATTTACTTTTTTATGAGGTGAATTATTTACTTTGTTTTGCACGCAACTCAGCCATGAAGTCACTGAATGATGAGCCATTCGAAGCAACTACAGGTGCAGCGTTCTTTTTAAATTCCTGTGATTTAACTGATGGTACAGCAGGTGCTTTCTTAACTGAAGCAAGTTCAGCCTTAACAGCATCTGCATCTTTCTTAGCAGATTCAACCGCAGCAGCAAGCTCAGTCTTCTCAGTCTCAAGTGCTGCAATGCGCTCACTCAACTGACCGATAACAGCTACTAGATCTTCGCTGCTCATTTCAGTTGATTGCTCTTCTCTTTCGATTTCAGCAATAAGACCATCCTCACCTACTACTACTTTAGTGACACCATCCTCAAGAAGGTATTCACCTGCAGGTACAGGAACCGGGTTGCCTTCAGCGTCCATTGTGTAGATGTCCACACCTACTACCCACTCATCAGCTGTTGAGTAGATTTTTGTTCCATCCGATAGAGTACCTTCGACTGCAAGCTTTATTTCTGCAACTGGTGCAGCAGCTTCCTCTTCGAACTTGATACCTACTGTCGATGGATCAATACCGTACTTCGCGAATACGGATTTGATTTGTTCTTTTACGTTCGACATTTTTTGTTGAGTTGAGTATTATAGAAGAAAGTAGGTTTTGTTACATAC